AGTCGTCTCGAAATGGTTAAGAAGCTTATCAAATGTCATCCCAAAATGATCATCTTCTACAACTTCAACTATGAGTTGGAGATACTCCGGACATTATATGAAATGGTCGAGGTAGCAGAGTGGAATGGGCATCGAAAGCAAGAAGTTCCGACAGCTGACCGATGGGTGTATCTTGTCCAATACAACTCAGGATCGGAAGGTTGGAACTGTACAGAGACCGATTCGATGATTCTCTACTCTTTGACCTATTCTTACAAGAATTATATACAGTCACAGGGCAGAATAGATCGAATTGACACGAAATACACCGACTTGTACTACTATATACTGAAGAGCTCTTCGACCAATGATGAGGCCGTTTTGAAGGCCTTGAAGAGCAAAAAGAGCTTCAATGAGGGCAAATTTGCTCAAAATTGGGCCAAAACCGGCATTTATTTTTAAAGTGCCAGGAATTCGCCGGTTATTCGCCGGGCTTTGACCAGGAAGTATTCTTTGAAAGGGGGCCAAATGTACACTTGGCAAATACTACTTTACCTCTTAAATTAAAAAATAATATTATATAAGTTACATATAATGGAAATCTCCCAAAAGTTTTTTACGAATTAAATATCCGCCTATTTGCCGGGAAGGGATTCTACAATGTTGGATTTCTACGAAATCGGAGTACCCATCGATGGGTTCCCAAACTATGAGGTAACCAATCATGGGAGAGTATTCAACACCCATACTGGTCGTTGTCTGGTGCTCTCTCCTACGCTTCCAGATAGGCAGGGAGATCTGTCGGTAGGACTCATCAGAGATGGTATTCAGCATCGTCACTCTGTGAAGGTTCTTGTCGCCAAGACATTTGTCGATGGACGTTCTGAAACTTTCAACACCCCCATCCTTCTGGACGGCAATCGATTCAATCTTCACTATGAGAACATCGTTTGGAGACCTCGTTGGTTTGCCTGGAAGTACACACGCCAATTCAAGACCATGGAGTCATGGTTCTTTGAGGGGCCAATCGTAGATATAAACACAGGTCACAAATACCAAGACATCTTCGAAGCTTCTACCACAAATGGTTTACTGTGTGAAGATGTACGCCGTAGTCTATATACGGGAAGACAGGCACTTCCGACAAGACAGATCTTCGGAGAATACATATAATTTCGCATCGCAAACATCGATTGTAATGAGGAGGGATGCAAAAATGCATTGACTTCATTTTTCGAGAGGTTCATATGCTCGCCTTGTTTGCGCAAGAGACAACGGAGGATGTAGAACGTGTCATAGTTGATTTTGATAAACTTTCACCAGTAGCTTCTGTCTCCCTTATCATAGCCGTACTTATCTATACATCGTTGATGGCATGGTTGTTCACTAGAATCATCACACGGTCTACTGATCTCCCAAGATCCCACACACTTATCTCGGCGTTGGCCTTACTTACGTTTGTTGCGTTGATGGCATCAATACTTACCAGCGATTCGTCTTTGGAGACAATCGCTGCAACGGGTGTGGGAGCTATTGCTGGTGCGGTATCAAACACAGTACTCACCGCAAGAGATATGAAGAAGGAGGCAGCGGGTGAAAGAGAGGCAATACCAGACGAAGTTAATCAAGAAGATCAAAGAGATGTTCCCTGATTGTTATGTTGTACGGAATGACCCCGCCTTCTCTCAAGGCATTCCCGATATTCTGATTCTGTTCAATGACAAGTGGGCGATGCTCGAGATCAAACTTGATGATAATTCCCCAAGGCAACCTAATCAAGAGTATTACATTGAGTATTTTGCAGAGATGTCGTTTGCCTCATTCATTAATCCAAATAATGAGGAGGAAGTTCTAAATGCTCTTCAACAGGCATTCGGACTTGAGCGGGAAACATGCGTTTCTTAGTCCGAGTAATTATCATTGGTTAAATTACTCTGATCAGAAACTAGAAGCTCGTTTTGTTGCTTCCATGGCAGCCAGGCGTGGTTCGGATCTTCATGATCTTGCCCATGAAGCTATTCGATTGGGTGTCAAGCTTTCCAAGGGTAATCAGTCTCTCTCGACATACGTCAACGATGCTATAGGCTACAAGATGTCTTGTGAGCAGATAGTGTATTATTCTGAGAACTGTTTTGGCACCGTAGACACGATTTCATTCCGCCGAGGGAAATTGAGAATTCATGATCTCAAGACTGGCGTCACTCCATCGTCTGAACATCAATTGGAGGTTTATGCGGCACTGTTCTGTCTCGAATATCAGATAGATCCATTTGATATAGAGATTGAACTCCGTATTTATCAGAGAGATGAAATCCGAGTGTTCGAACCATATTCGGAAAGTATTTTTCACATCATGACGAAGATCGTAGATTTTGATCAACAAATCGAACAGATGAAAGCTTCTGACAGATTTTAGAGGGGTGGTGTCATGATTATCGAAGTGCCTGATTTGATTCATTATGGGACCCCACGTCATTCTGGGAGATATCCTTGGGGATCTGGTGGAAATGATAGCGAAAGTAATCCTCGTAATGCCACACTTAATCAAGAGGTTTCCAGATTGAAAAGTGAAGGATTGACCGAGAAGCAAATTGCCCAAGGCATGGGCATGTCTATTCTTGAACTTCGTGCCAAGAAGAAGATTGAGAGAAATCAGCAGAAGCAAGCCGATATCAATCAAGCACAACGTTTGCGTGACAAAGGCATGTCAAATGTAAAAATCGGTGAGCGCATGGGTATCGGCGAATCATCTGTGAGAGCCTTGCTCGAGCCTGGAGCCAAGGACAAAGCGGATATTCTCACAACAACGTCCAACATGCTTCGAGATCAGGTTGCAGAGAAGAAATACATTGATGTTGGAACTGGTGTTGAAAATCAGATCGGTGTCAGTTCATCAATGCTTGCTACTTCTGTAGCTATGCTCAGAGAAGAAGGATATGAACTGCGTCCATTAAGTGTTCCTCAGATTGCCACTGGCAAAGATACAAGGATGAAGGTATTGTGTCCTCCAGGAACCACACAAAGAGAAGTCTGGGAGAATCGAGACAAGATTCAACAAATCACTAAATTCTCAGATAGTGGTGGAAGATCCTTCTTTGGTTTGCACCCCCCTATCCAAGTTAATCCAGATAGAGTTTCAGTAAGATATGGAGAAGATGGTGGTGACAAGCTTGATGGTGTAATCTATGTTCGGCCAGGAGTCAAGGACATTGAACTTGGTGGTGCCAAGTATTGTCAAGTTCGTGTTGCTGTTGGTGAAGGCCACTATCTCAAAGGTATGGCCATGTACAAAGATGATCTCCCTGATGGAGTTGATCTTCTGTTCAACACCAAGAAGAGTGATACTGGCGACAAGTTGGATGTGATGAAACCATCCAAGGAAGATCTTGAAAATCCGTTCGGTTCATGGATCAAGCGTCAAATTGTTGAGAATCCTGGTACTCCTCAGGAGCGGGTAACTTCTGCTATGAACATCGTCAATGAAGAAGGTGACTGGACCAAATGGTCTCGCACGCTCTCTCCACAGATGCTTTCCAAGCAGAGTCGTACTCTCGCTAAGTCACAACTCGATATGACTTACGAGCGTCGACAGAAGGAATACGAAAGTATTCTCAAGTTGACCAATCCAACCGTCCGTAAGAAGATGCTTGATGATTTTGCAGATAGCACGGATTCTGCAGCAGTGCATCTCAAAGTTGCGGCACTTCCCCGACAGGGATCACATGTAATTCTTCCAGTTACAACTCTTTCTCCATTGCAGGTGTATGCACCGAACTATCTTGATGGTGAGAGAGTCGTTCTGATTCGTTACCCCCATGGTGGGAAATTCGAGATTCCAGAATTGACGGTCAACAACAATCACCCTGAATCAAAGCGATTGCTAGGTGACTCAAGAGATGCAATCGGTATCCATCCAGAAGTTGCTACCAGATTATCTGGAGCAGACTTTGATGGAGATACCGTTCTTGTCATTCCCAACAATCAACGTAGAATCCAGCATTCTGCTGCGCTTGAAGGTTTGAAGAACTTCGATCCACAATCTGCATACCCTGGTTATGAAGGTATGAAGGTTATGAAGAATACTCAAACTGAAATGGGGATGATTTCAAACCTCATCACTGACATGTCTCTGCAAGGTGCACCACACGCAGAACTTGTCAGGGCAGTCAAGCATTCAATGGTGGTGATTGATGCTGAGAACCATAAGCTTGACTATCGGTCATCATACAATGACAACAACATCAAGCAGTTGAAGGAGAAGTACCAACTACAGCCAGATGGTAGTAAGGGTGCAGCTACCTTGATCTCGAGGGCCAAGGCTAGGCACTATGTACCTGAAAGGAAAGAACGTCCTGCATCATTGGGTGGTCCTGTTGACAAGGCTACTGGTGAGCGTGTCTATGTACCCACCAACAAGAAGAAGCCTAGTGGTGACCCCAAGCTAGAACGTACCACTAAGTTGGCAGAAGCCAAGGATGCACATACCCTTTCATCAGGTACCCCAATGGAAGGGTTGTATGCGGACTATTCAAACAACCTCAAGACCATGGCTAACCAGGCCCGCCTTGCTTCATTAAACACCCCCCCTCTAAAGTATTCACCTTCTGCTAGGAAGGCGTATGCTGATCAAGTTAAGACCCTCAATGCAAAACTATCCCTGGCCATTGCAAACCGGCCCCTTGAACGGCAGGCACAATTGATAGCTAATGCTGAGGTTAGGGCCAAGCGTGATGCTGATCCAACAATGATTCCTGATGACGTCAAGAAGGTAAAGTTCCAGGCCCTTGAGAAAGCCCGCCTTCGTACCGGTGCTACCAAGCGTGACATTGAGATCACCCCCGATGAATGGGACGCCATCCAGGCTGGAGCTATTAGTGATTCAAAGCTCACCCAGATACTAAACAAGGCAGACATGGACATCGTGCGTAAGCTGGCTACCCCACATGATGATACATTGATGAGTCCTGCCATGACTAACAGAGCCAGTAAGATGCTGGCATCTGGGTACACTCGAGCAGAAGTAGCACAACAACTTGGTGTGTCAGTCAGTACGTTGGATGTTGCTACTGTTGGTGAAGGTTAAAGGAGATTCGAATGAAGGCGGTAATGTTAACTACCGTTGACAATCCACATGATCCGTTTGATGATTACGATGCATGGTATGTGTATGATCTTTCTTCTGGTTACCACACCCCCTCCTTCCTAGCACGCATCCTCAAGATTTCAGATGAAATTTCTGACGCCGACCGGGCGGTAGCGATAGAGCAAGCAATTGATGAGATTGTTGAAGAGAATGTTTTAGGAATTTATGTTAAAGTTGAAAAAGAAATTAATGAATAATTTAAAAACTAAAAAAATAAAATTAGATAGGGAGGGGGGGGCTTCGCACAAACCACCCCCCCTATGCAT